ATTCCAAATCACAATGGGAAGATGAAAGAGAAAAAAGGCGTTTGGCAAGGTTGTTAAATCCGAGCAATAAAGAAAAAACGCAAGCCTACGACCTTTCTAAAAAGACAAAGGAGGCTATTCAAAAGATTTGCATTGATGAACAGCGCTCTGAAAGCTTCATCGTCAGCCGCATCCTTAATAAGATATTTGACCCTTTAGTCTTTAATAATGTAGATGAATTTAATGAATATACAAAAAGCAATGAGAAATGAGTTTTGAGGCAATTATATCAGCTATGGAGCAATTGCATAAGCAAAAGTTTAAGCCGACTTTTATTTATGTACACCATAAAGATGCTAAAAAAATACATCTTGATAAAGTATCGTATAGGTTTATGCAGGCAATTAAACGTAATCGAAAATTAAGACGTAACGGATTTAAGAAATGAGTGTAGAGCAATTAAAACAATCTATCTTGGCTTGCAAGGCGAAAACGCTTGTCTTTATTATAACTTCAATTTATGACCTTAATTCTTTAATTGAAGGCGAATTGTTCAAATACGAATTTAAGGTAGCGCCCTCTGTTTATTATGGTTGCCCCCATTGGGAAGTATCTGTAAATTTAAAATAGCATGAATTACCAATTCAGTGATAACTTTCTTAACTTTAGTTTTTTAAGTCAAAAACAAACACACATGAAAATAAAATTCAAATCAGATCATCTAACCAATAAAGCAGGTGACGAAATCGAAGTAGCAGAAGAACAAGGTAAATACTTTATTGCTATAGGTATAGCGGAGGAAGTGAAAGCGAAGAAGGTAAAGTAATTTTACGGAAAACCGTAATAAACATTAAATAACTTTTTGTATTATTGCTATAGCAGTTAGGCAATACAGCCAGTTGACTAAAAAAACAAATATAATGAAAAGTAAAATTATGGTCGATTACGACTTCGAGAAGAAAGAAACATTCTTACAACTCAGATTAGAAGGATATGATGTAGATGGTGGCGAATTGCCAGATAAACATCTGCACAGCTTCATTGAGCAGGCTAACAAAGCAGGTGGCCTGCACATTGAATATAATGGTGCTGGTAAAGCGTTACCACAAATAAGGGTTGGAATGATCAAAAAACCAGCGTTTGAAAAAGGAATGAAGGTTAACGGAGTAACTATGATTGGCGAAAAAGGTTACCAAGGCGTTATTGTAGAAATAAAACTAACTGACGAAGGTTATTTATACCATGTAGATCACGGAGAAAGTCGGAAAATATGGTACCCTGATTATAGTTTAACTAAAATATAAAGAACCTCCCAAACATCTAAAATTAATGTTAGAGCCGTACAGTTGAGAAATTGTACGGCTTTTTATTTCAAAACTGGCAGCCCATTAACCAAAACTGGAACATAGGCAGCCGTACATCTGCATTGAACAACCTCCTTTGCGCTCAATCTTGTATCTCCGGGAAACTGTGCTAATTCGCCACCAATAACAAAATCTTCAGTATTACCTACCTGCTGTCCATCTGCGACCAAATGCGTATGCCTTGTATTTCTATCGCTGACCGATAGCCATTCCTTAACCGTTTCATAGTCCGCATCGGCATTACCTAATGAAGCGCCTTTATTAGCCGCCGTTGTGCTTTCAGTACGGGCTATTACTAATGCACGATTACGGTTGAAATCCTTATCCCCTAATTGCTCAACAATATAATCGGCTGTTGCCTCTACAGATAGGTTTAACGCATTAGCTTCATCTAAAACGCGCCTTATTTTTTCTCGGGTGGTGTCTGTTACATCGCTTACCCTGCTTGCGGCTTCTGTAGTATAGAATAATTCCATAACCCTACGCCAAGCGTCACTAAAAAAGCCAAGCGCCTTTACGCTGTTTATTTCGCGTAATGTAATACCTGCCTGTTTAACACCTATCTCAATGTACACGGACTTGTAAGCGGACTCCATTGGCTCTTTACGAACGAGCATATCTGCCAAATCAGGCGTTATTGAGCCGTAAGTTTTGATATGTTTTATAACTGGTGCAACTTGCGCGTCCAGTGCTGATTTAAACATCTTATAAGCGCGGCGTTCATAACCCATATGCTTCGATATCCATCGTTGCAAATATGCCTCTCTATTGGGTAGGGTTGGCATTGTTAAATGATTCAGTAGTTAAATCAATATCTTCAAGTAGCGTCATGTTTTTAGATACCAGTAACTTATCTGCGTTCGGTTCTAAAGACCTGCCATATCCCTGAAATTCCCGCTTGTCATTGTAGCTTAGCCAGTCCATAGATTTCAGCGCCGTTGCAATCTTATTCATATCGTCCTGCATTTCAGGTAACACAGAATAGTCAAACATTATCATTAGTTTTTCGCCTGCTGTTTCATAAGCGGGGCAAATGTCGCGGGTTAACTTATCGGTTAACGTATTCCCTAATGTCATCACGCAATTATATACCAACTGCTTGGCAGCCCATTCCATATTGTTATCAGTAGCAGCGGCGGTGTTACCCATTAGTGATGGGTGGATATGGTAAGCGTTGCAAATGTCTATCCTGTCCAATCCAATAGATTCCAATAGTTGCAAATCGGTTGACGGCAATCCCATTGGTATCCATTTAGCAGGCGCACCGGAAACGAAAAGGCGAGAAACAATATCTTCGCTGTTCTTAGCCGTTTCCAGTTGCTTCTTTAAATCTGCCTTAACTTTTGGATCTGATATAGTCGGCGCACCGTTGGTAGTATCAGGTGTAAGGATACCAAATAACCCCCCATTCTTAACTTGCTTATTCTGTTCTATCCTGCTATCCTTATTTCGCACCAACGTGCCTATATAAGCCCTTAATGGCGACTGCCCGTATAGTTGCGCACCATAAGTAGTAAAATTCGGATTAAACGTCTTAAAATGGCTTACTTGGCTGGCTTCAAAGTCGGGTTGGTTTTGCCTCCAGTTAATTGAGTTGTAAATATTATAACCCTTAACAGGCTCAAAGTTGCCTCCGCTAATAATGTTTATCAGGTTAGCAGGTAGTACATACATTTCGGTGTACTTCTTACTGTTCGGCAACCCGTTGTAATAGTTATAGCTATTACCACAAAGCAAGTAGAACCCTGCTAACTGCTTCAGCCATTCAGACGTTGTTTGATATTTGTTTGGCTTGTTTAACAGGTCGTTTATACCGGGGATATATTTCTCCGTTAACGCTTTTTCCTGAATGTTGAATAACCTTGCTTTAGCGTAGTCTGTTTGGGCAAGTGATTTGTATTTTTGTGCTGATTGTATCTTATCTGCCTTAACAGAGTAAACCAACAATGGGCAGTAAGCCAGCTTAGTTAATATCAAATCAATACAGGAATAAACATCACCATTCCCCTGATAGCCATTTATGACGTAATTTTCTTGGTTATCTTCCCATAAGATAGGTTGGCCGTTGTTTAACCAACTAAACATTTTTTCGTTATACAGCCCGAGTTTAGCGGTTTCATTCGCTACTAACTTTCTAACCTCTGCTTTTGTTGCTAAACCAAACAATCCCATATTGCAAACAAATATAATGTTAAAATTAGTATTTGCAAATTACCACCCGCTATTTGCCCAATCGTATACCGATGCGTCTAAAATAAGTTCAGTTGCGCCCCAAACTAATGCATCAATCCTATTCGGTGATTTTTCACCTTTTTTACTTTCCCAACTGGTCATCTCCAATTCAAGATCTAAATGTTGACCTATATGGTGTGCTTTACCCTGCTCATATAATGAGGCTACAGGCTCGGCTCGTGTTAGCTTGTCCCTTGTGGCATGTACTGATGAATATGCTACGTTCTTATCTACTTGCCTAATTACCGCTTCGACTAAATCCCCGCCGTTGTTTACTTCGGCTATTATTCTATCCGCTTCGTATTTATAGTAAAGCATAACGGCCTTTTCAGCCCACTTAGTAACAGGATATATATCGCTGGCATCTTCAAGGACGTAAAAATGGCCGTCGAACCCTTCACCGCAAACTACTATTCCTGTTTCGTCGGATGTATCCTTACTGGTTACAGCAGGGTCAATTGAAACAACTATACGTTTAAATGCAGGCTGATTAACCACCCTTAGATTATTAATCAAATCATCTGTCCATAATGCCCCCTCATTGTCATCGCCAAATTCACCACGTAAGAACCTTTTTTTCTTTCGTTCAGGTAATGCATTAAGTAACTCTAAATAATCCTTGCTGATATTTTCTACATTATCCGTAGGGTTCATCTTTAAATGCCCATACTGGTCAACATAGCTTAATGAAACATTTGTTTCGGGCTCTATATGCTCAACGAATATTTTGTACAACCAATGTTTTTTGCTCGGCGGATTACAGTCAATGAACAATAAATTACGTGCCCCATCAACAAATTGAGCCAAACGGGTAAGTAATGTAGTATATGCTTCATAGCTTATTTGCGATGCCTCATTAACGAATATGGTTAAGAACTCCATGCCCAATATTTTTTCAGATCGTTCTTTATCATCTAACCCGCCTATCCATATTTC